GCCTCACCAGCAGCGCGAGCAACTGTCTCTGCATAGCGATAACGTAGTGTGTAAACCAGACCAACTGGACCGGACATTGGCTGTACACCAACGAGCTCGGTAGCAATTGTGCCTGGAATGATACGACGGATCATGGGGATCAGAATCTTTCTGAAACCTGCGATGTCGTGTGCTTGTGTTGAACCTACGGATGCGTTCTCAGCGAGAAGGTAATTCTTCTGGTTCTCTAGAATTGGGCCGACAACAGCCTGCTTCTGAGCAGATAGACCTTCAAGGAGGGCAGCCTTGGTTTCACTCCAATTTTGAAAAAGTTCTTCCATGGTTTTCTCCTAAATTAATAGTTGTAAAGTTACTTGATTCCTGCGAGGCGACGTAGATAGTCAAGCTTTGCCTGGCTCTCTGGTGTCTCCTTAGCGCTCTCATTTAGTGCTTCTTCAGTGTCACCTGTTACGGCTACTGTATTAGCAACTGTTTCCTGCTTCTTACCCTCAGCAAGTACTTTACCTTCCTTCTCTGAGCCGGCATCGTCGGCAGTTGTCTCACGGATTACACGACCAATAAAGGTCTTGTATGCTTCATCAAGATGCTCTGTGTCAACATTCTTGAGAATTGCTTCCATAACGTCACGGGAACGACCTGATAGAGGCGAAAGAACCTCACCAAGCTTCTGCTCACGTACCATCTTGGAACGAACACGCTCTGATTCCTCAAGAGCCTCTTCTGTATCACGAAGGCGTGTCTCGAGCTCTGCAATAGAGTTCTTGATGCCGCTATCGTCAACATAGTTCTTAATAAATTCCTGCTCAAAGGCTTCGAATACACGACGGCCAAATTCCTTCTTACGAACCTCTTCTAGGTCCTCACGAAGTTCCTCAACCTCTGCTGCTAGACGAATCTCGAGGAACGTGTCAAGCTTCTCAACTAGATCCTTAAGATCCTTCTTGAGTTCTACTGACATTTCCTGCTTTGCTTCTACTAGCTTCTCTGCGTACTCGGCTTCGAGATCACGGAAACGCTCGATATCTTCCTTTAACTCTTCAATTTCATGATCAAGGAAGTCACCGACCTTTGTATCAATGGCTTCAATTAGATTATCTCTTTCCTGAATCCACTGCTCTGTAAGTTGGGCACGAACGTCAGCTGCTGCATCTTCTTTGGCAGCTGTAATTGCCTCGTCCAACTGTGCCTTGAAAGCATCTTCGAGTTCCTTCTTTGTTTCTACTGAAAGAACCTCTGCTTCCAGAAGTTTCTGCAACAGCTTTTCCATAGTTTTCTCCTAACCGTTTAATGTTACTGTAAAAAATTGTACAGTTTATGTACAATTTTATTTATATAACCGCTCAAAAACAAAAGAAAAACCGCTATTTTTGTAGCGGTTTTTCCTGTAAAAACAACGAGTTATAATACTGCAATTTTTAAAGATTTTTTAGCGCTTTTTGAAAAGTCCTGTTTGTAACCACTTGAGAATCTCGGTTTTTAAATACTTTTGAGCAGCTGGATCGTAACGAACGGCCTCGGCTAGTTCAATAATATTGTGACCATTTTTTGCCAACTCAAGAGACTCATAAACCGTCGAAGGATAAGCATTTGGTGCTGATGGTTGAGCAACAATGTCAACAGTTACAAACTGGAAACCTGAAACATCACCACCGTCAGCGACAGCTCCTGCACCACGTGAGGATACACCAAGTGCAACTCCACTCTTACTCAACTCCTTTGCAATGTTACCCATTGGGGTGTTCAGAAGTTTTGCCTTTCCGAGTGCATTTGTCCCTTCAAGTGTCAGGTTTGTGATTACATGTGAAACTCGATCAAGGTTGATTGTTAGTGTCTGTGGATGATCTAACTCACCCATGATACCCCTCTGTTCCTTGATTCTTGTTTCAGCTTCACGAATAGCAGTAGAAATCTCATGTAGAGGATAGTTTCTACCGTTTCTATTCTTAATGTTTGCCTGCATGAAGATACCTGAAAGCCACATTTCCTTTCCATCTTGTGTAGATTCTGTCACAAGATTACATTCAGCAGGGCGAAGCTCTTCAATTAAAAGTTGAACTGACATTTTTGCCTCCTTGGCGCTTTATTACTTAACCTTTCTTGGCTTTCCGGTGCCAAACTTTACCTTCTTTGTTGCGGTGCCAAGATGTGGAGCAGCATTTGAATGCTTCTTCATCTTTGCCTTGCTCTTTCCGGAGTACTTGATCTTACCAACTTTGGCTTTCTTCACGCCTTCAGACATGATTGGCTCTTCGTCAGACTCATCACCAAACTCTAAATCTTCACCTTCGCCACTAATCTCATCGTCAAACTCACGGTCCTCATCGTCAAACTCATTTGGCTCATCTTCGCCCTCAACTTCGTCAGCATCGCCTTCGAAATCTTCATCTTCGCCTGGCTCATCTTCAGACTCATTTGACTCGCCATCTTCGGCATCAAACTCAAATTCGTCGTCACCTTCTTCACCACGTGCCTCAACATCCTCATACTCTTCTGAAACAATCATTGAGCGGGTCTTGGACTGAAGGTACTCTGTTAGAGCCTTTGCAGCTGTGTTGGAATCGCCTGCGATTAATGCATTAACCATCTCTTCC